CTATATTGCGACGCTTATGGCTGGTACTTCATGCCATTCTACGTCGTGACTATCAGTGTAAATCTGAGTGGTTCTATCACTGGCATGTGCCATGCGTTGGCGAGGGTTTACACCCATTTCATCGATGAGTTTTGCCGATAGTCTCCGGATTTCATGGAAAGTAGGGCGCTTTGCTTTTTCTACGTTAGAGTACAAACCGAGTTCGTCGCGTACTTTGGAAAATGTTTCGCTGATCATGCGACTGGTTACTTGGTAACGGTGGTCACACTGCTTAGCGATATTATTGTTTCTTGCAGGTCTACGATGCACTACGTAAGGGCAATGTAGCTTATCTGTTTTAGATAGCTCTACAACTTCTTTAATAGCGCTTGTCACCGGAATAGCAACATAAGACGTTTTAGCATTCTTAACCTTTGCTCGGTGTATGTACAAGGTACCAAATACCATTTCTCCGTTCTCTGGTTTTGGAGTATCAAACCAGACAATTCCACACGTATCCGGTTTTGGTTTTGGTATCCGGTATTTTATTCTATGTAGTTCAGCTACTGCGTGAGTCGATTGAATCGATAACCCCATAGCTACTTTTAAAAATAGAGGGGCCTCTTTTTCAATTGCTTTGAATGCCTCTATATCTAAATCCAAGCGTTCTTTCTTATTATCCGAAGCATTTAGCCGTTTCGGTTTTTTGTTCAACATGAAGTTTTCACCAATTGCGGATTCATCTGCTAGATAGCTAAAGATCTTCTTTAATCGAGAAAGTTTCTTGTTATAAACCTCTTTGGATTTATCACAATAATATGTATTTAGAAAGTCGTTCATGGTTTCTAAGTTAATTGACTTGGAAAACTTGTCTCCTAAAAACTCATTAAGTCGAGCTATATCACTCGATACTTGTCTAAGGATTTCTGCTGACAGTTCTTCTTCGTTTTTAATTCTAACCATTACATGCTCAAGCCACTCATTCATCGGGCGGTTGAATTTGTCTTTTCTAGATCTAGGGGAAATTTGGAAGTGTTGTGCTGGTCTGTGCTCGTCATTGTATGCGTTAGCTGCTGCAATAATGTCATCTAAAGAAAACTCAGCTGGCATTAGCATTTTGGTACCATCGATAAGAGTAAAGCGATACCTTGTTTGGCCTTTTCGTTTTTCTACATACAAGTGTTTGGGAATGCGCTCACGACCAGTAGTTCGCTTGCGAGCATTCATAGGTTAACTGCCTCCGTTCATCAACTTTAGAAGCTGTGCTGCTTTGGGTGTAGTAGTTAACTCTGGGTCATTCGCTGCGTCAGGTATGCAAATGAGCCAGCGGCCGGTAGGTGTTTTACGAGCCTGAAGGATTCCTTGTCTGATCCAATTTCGAATAGTTTGGCTGCAAAGAGCAGGATAATAATTGCGTTTGTATTGGGGAATGGTCATTTCACGCATTTTAGAAGTCTCCGATTACCTAATCATTTGAACTTGTGTCAGAGTCCATTTCTTTGATTTCAATTTCGATGATTTTTGCTTCCAAGTCTGTAGCGCTACAACCACCATCCCATTTTAGGTCACAGTTATCACACCCTAAAATGTTGCATTTAGTGTTCACGACATTTATCAAACGTTCATTTAGTTCTTCTTTGTATGAGTTACTCATAGCATTACCTCTGTTTTTGCAGATTGACGAGCGACGGTAATAGCGTCTCGATGAGACTGGTTGTTTATATTTAGCTCATGCAATAGGTTTCTTATTTTATAGTGGTGAGAAATTTCATTGCTTCAAGATGCAGCCCTATAGAGACAACGAGTGTACCCGTAGGCTTAGTCGATAGAGTGTGTCGACTCGAACCACGCCTCGCTACTTGTGGTGAAGAAGGGCTCACTGGTGGGTAGATTGAATAGCCCCGTTGTTTTAAGTAGTGAAAAAATGCCTCAGCTAAGTGAGGCTCAATTTGTAGGGTGAATATACTCATTTTTATTTTCTCAGTACGACTTGCTGAGGCTGAGACTCATACCAAGCAAAATCTAGCTCTTCACCATCATCTAGCGCTTTTCTTATTGCGTCCTCATCAGGGACAAAACGAACTTCACGTATTAGATATTTCTCAGGAAGGTGGGCTTCCTCGTATCGAAGTTTGGCTGGATTGTTTTTGATGTAAAAAGTACCGTATGCACCTTTCATTTTTTCGATATTTAACATTTGGAATAAATTCAGAAGCGGGTAGGTCATTCGACTGCGTTCGTCTTTTAAAGACTTGGCGCGGTCACCGTATGGTTTTGCTTGCTCGGCATATACTTTTTTCTCCGCATCTGCCAGCTTCGCTGCTGTTTCTAACTTATCCATGTATCGACGGTAGGCCATGAGTTTGTCATCAATAGAACACTCGATACCTGCCAAATTATCCGCAATGGTCTGCTCGTCCCATTCTTCTTGTTTGGCCAGCTCCAACAGGTCAAAGACCTGCTGGTTAATATTATTCATGCTTTCTGTCTTATCAGCCATTTGCCTGATCCTTATCTTTAATGTCAGCGTTGAAGTCTTTTATTGCCGATTCTGCTTGCTCCGCGATTCGAGAAAGCGCTTTGTCTTTCTTGGCTTTGCTTGCCTTGTCGTGGGTAGGGATTGCATCCAGAGCTGTTTCAGCTAGCTTTTGAAGTCGCTTGATTTCTGCCAGAGAAGGAGCAGTAGAGAACTTGTCAGTGTATGACTTAGCCTTATCTAGCGCCTGTTGTGTTGCTTTCGCATCAAACTCAAGCTGTTTAAGCGCATTGTCGGTTGTCTTCGTCATTTGCGAACGGTTGATGATGTTTTCATCGTCGTATTCACCCATGTATACGTCACCACAAATGCCTAACATTGAAAGCGCTTTACCTGTCGCGTCGGTAAGTGACTTTTTACGGCACTCTCCGTTTTTGATCATGCGACTGTAATTGTGTGACCAATAGAAACGCTCAGTCTCACCAAAAGCTGTTAATGTGCATCGTTCGCCACTGTTAGGGTGGATGTACCAAAGCTCGACTTCCATGTTGTGGACGGACTCATTCACTCCGGTATACGTACCGTTAGCGAAAATTGGCAAACCGTCCTCAATCCACTCCCGCTTAACATCGACACCCCAGCCTTTGCCACGAGGACCAAATATTTCGGTTGCTTTCATTTGGCGGTATTGAGCATTGATGGATAATCGACCTGTCGATGGGTCTTGCTTAGTGAAATTCAAATCGGTTTTAAATGACTGATTCCAAATACCCATATTTGAATTACTTTCGTCTAAATCGACATCTGGAATTTCAGGATCGTTAGCTGGCTCTTGCTCTACAATATTTTGAGGAACGTCAGTGTCGCTAATGTTGTTATCAGAATCGGCAAGATGCTCATCATTAGCAGATTCGGGTAAAGGTGCGTTTTCGGTAACCTTGGGCTTTCCATTACCATCGGTTGGTTTTTTTGGCCTTGTTCTGGTAACTTTGGGGCTTCTTTTTGTTCATTATTGCCACTTGAAAGCTCATTATTACCATCGGTTTTGGGTTGGCCGGTAAACTTCATTACTAGGTTAACCGACTCAGTTGAATGCCAAATGATCACCGGGTTTTTAAGCTGTTTGATGTAATCAGCTAAAGCGTTAATGTCGGTGTCTTTGGTAATGATTTTTAATAAGTGGGTATAGGCATGCTCAGGTGTTACTGCGTGACTTTCATGTGCCAAGCGTTCAGCTATCGCGAGCAAGAGAGATGGATGCTCTACTTCTGATATCAGAGTGTTGGATGCCGGCTCCATACTTTCAATAAGTTCGATATTTTCTCGAAAGACAGCGCGAAGAGTTCGGATGTTTAGAAATGATTTTGACACCTCGCTTGCATCATCAAAATCAATGTTGCGTATGTTTTCTAGTGTTTTGTCTTTAACGAAAGTTAAGTATTTACCGTTGTGTTCCCGTTCTCCGTTGTGCCAATTAGTGAGTTCATCTACTACGGCAGCAAGCTTCTCTCCTGCCTCTTCATACTGCTCTGTTGTTAGATATGGGCTACCATCACTAATGCGAGAAAATATTTCAGCAATAAAGCATTCATACTCATTTTCTAAATTATGTGCTGGTTTGTGTTGAATGTTATTTTTAGTAACCGTACATCTGGCCACTAGATACTCAGCCTCACTTTCATTAAATAAAACCCCACATCTTTCCAAGCCGTTAATTGTCTCCACTAGTTCTTCGATGTCGGTTTGAGCTGTGATGTGAGGTTGTAGTGCATCCATAGCGAGTTTTACTTCGCCCTCTGTCATTCTTGCTGTAGGGCGACGAGCTAGGCGTTCACGTACTGCATTTTCTATTGGTGAACATTCGTTAGGTGGTAAGTCTTCGCTATCCATCACCTCAATGCAATTTTCTTCGAACTCCTGAATGTATGGAGATTTCATAAAAATCTTAGCTAGACTTAATGAGCTATCGTACTTGTACAGAGCGTCAATAATTGCCTGACCAGCCATCTTGATCGCTTCTTTTCGGGTGGTGGCAAACTCACAGCCAAAGTCGTTAGCGTCACCGAATGCGCGTTCTGCTTTCTGATTGCCTTCGACAGCATATTGCCACCCCTCGTCACCACAATCTCGGATTGCAATAACGACGTGTAATTCATCGGTTACAGGGAGAGCGGATTTCCAGCAGTTAGGTTCAATGATGTATTCATTGGCTGCTGGCTTGTCGATAACATCTTCAATATGTTTCATCGACTCTTTCGTTTTCTCGGTTAGTACGGCAGGAAGGTAAGGCTTCAAGCTCTCGGTGAAAGCTTCTAAATCGTATAGAACACCAATCGTTACCATTGAGTTCACATGCTCAATTGCTTGATTTGGGGATTTATCTAAAGGCCAGATGTCCGCAAAATGACCTTCAACAACTTCTAAATAATCGCTGTGGGCTTCTAATGCGTTCTTTGCGTCTGGGTGCTGTGATAGTGCTGTTATAAACAGTTCACTAGGTTCTAGGAATGCATGATAAAAATCATGTTTCATCGTTGCGGAGACAAAGGTTTTTTGGTCTTCGGGGCCAAACTCATCTTGGTAATCTAGGAATTTTTCAAGGCGTTCCACCGCTTTATCAATCGCGTCGTCACGTTTTTCTTCGGTTCGATCTAAGTTCATTTTTTCGTGCTTATCGAAGTCACCAAACTTAAATCGGAATCCGTAAGCATATTGGCTATGGCCAACTCTCAGAATGAAGACCTTAGCAGCTTTCATACTGTCGGTTTCGCTACTGTAAATGAAAGAGGAATCTTCAACTTGAGGATCTTTTGTGTCGTAGTATCCATCTTGGCCTAGGGTAGGGTACGGGGTATCCGGAACATTTATTTGTTGTTCATCTGAGTGAATGAACTCGCCTTCGTCAACCCCCTTGGCTTCTAATTCTATAATTGCTGCGTTGTAATCTTCTTCTGATATTTTTTCGGCCTTAACGCCTTTGAAGAAATCACTGTATCCGGAATTTTCATTTTCGGTGCATAGTGGATGAGTTGCTTCAACCTTGCAAACAGCTTCCGATTTGGCTAGTTCTTGGGTTGCGGCTTTAATGTAGTGAATTACAGGTTCCAAATCGCCAGATTCTTTTACCGCTTTGTGCGATACCTTTTTATTACAGGTTAATTTGAAATACTTATCAGCCATTTTAAGGTGTCCTTATACAGCTAAGCTGCCTTGAATTTTGAGGGAAGATGCAGTTTCAAAATTTTCTTCAACCGAGTCAGGACTGCGGAAACCATGCTTCCGGCAGTAATCGGTCATAATTTTTCGATCGTGCGGTAGTTTTTTTACCGAGAGCCAGAACTGCTCAACGGATTCTTGGGAAGGTCTGTCCACAGTCAATTCCTCAGTAGAGACATTAAACAGAGCACGCATAAGCCAGAGCTGGCTAGGTGGGAGAGAGGTTGCAATGGGTGCGCTCTTTAATACCTCTAAAGAAAGTCTTATGCTTGTTGGGACGTGTGTGTACTAGGGTAAATTGCGGTACCGGATAAAAATTAATACACAGATCTTAAAGACCGGTCCGATACCGCAATTTTGAAATGCCCCTAACGCGATTTATCAAGGCTCAGTCGGTTGTCACTATCAAAATCGACCGACCGTTAAGAGCATTTCAAAATGGCTCTCATAAGAAAGCCAAATTTGTCTCTACCGATCCGCTGAGACGAGCGGGACTTGTATACTTATCGTGTCATTCACACAGTTAAGCCTTTCCAGCAAATGCGGTTCCATCATCGATAAGAAGCTGCACCCGGTATCCGTAGAGGTACACAAGCTTTATTTCAGTGAATTTCTGTCCTCCGTCACTGGATGCTCGGAGTGACCTAACATGCAGCTATCGCAAACATGGTTAGTCGTTCATGGCTTAATTTGTTAAAGAGCACTTTTCCGTGTAGATGAATGAAATGTACCATAAGTTCACTTATTGTAAAGTACCAAAAGTACATTTTAATGTGGGGGTATTTGTTAAATATTGAAAAATAATGAATTTTAGGTACAAAAAAACCGCCATAAAGGCGGTATCTTCTTTGGTTGAGTATCAAGTCAACTTAATGCGTCTGCATGGTGTGTCTTTTATCTATGTCTAACTCTCACTGAACTCTTCAAGCATAGTTGGTTTCTGTGACTAAAACAGCTTCCACCTAGCATCAACAACTACACCAGCAATCTCACAAAATTCTTCTGCAATATTGATGCGCTTGTAAGTAGGGTCTGGGTTTAAAGGCACTAAGAATGTGCCTTCAGGCTCGATGCTTATTTTCTTGAATGTAGCCATATGTTTGTTTTCACAGTAAGCCACTACAAAGTTGCCGTTGCAATATTCGCGTTCTGGGTCAACCAATATCAGCATGCCTTCTAGGAAGGATACTCCTGAACCTTGTGGTGCTGTCATTGAGTGGCCATCAACAATTAACCAGTATGAGTCTGGATGACATTTTACTGTTGTTGAGAGGTATTCGAGATCAAAGTGTTGAACTGCTTCTTTAAATTTACCGGCTGATACTTTTCCTAATACAGGAAAATCACCCTTGTGCGATGGTTGTATATCAAGATGGGTGACGTTTTCTACGCCATTATCTGGTTCACCATATTGAAGCCAAGATGCACTAACATTTAGCACCTTGGCCAACTCTTTCATCTTTCCTTGTCTTGGCATTGATTCTGAATTCAGCCACTTACTTACTGCTTTTGGAGTAACACCAAGTCGTTTGGCGAGAATTACCCCTCGACCATGTTCTTCAATCCCAGCGTCAGAGCAGGCCTGCGCAAGCCTAACCGAGAAATCTTCACGCAATTTTTCATCATGAACCATAGGTACAATTTTATATTGATTTGACGGCACTATCAGTTCATAGTTATGATGTACCAAAAGTACATATTTGGGGAGTAATTAATGAAACAATTATCAATTGAAAAAATCATTGACGAACTTGGTGGTAGCAATATCGCGAAAGCATGCTCTGTAACGCCAAAAGCAGTATCTAAGTGGAAAGCTAAGAACTGTTTGCCTAGGACGGTAATTACTGGTGAATCTGATTACGCGGAAAAGATTGAGGCTCTATCAGAGTCAAAATTTTCCACCGAGTTGCTTATCTCTCTTACTAAAGATCAGCTCAATAGTACAGCAATCAATAGAGCCGCATAACTACAAGGAAAATCTAATTATGTTAGTGAAATTTGACTCGAAAAAAGAAGTGGTCAAAGAAATCATCAAGAAGACCAAGGGAGGTCGAGGTGCTTTAGCTGGCGCAATTGGTATGTCTGAAACCACCTTCAACAACAAGCTCTATGAACGAAACGGTTGCCGTTTTTTCGATGATGAAGATCTAGAAGCAATGGAAATCCACGCCGGTACCTATTTTCTGGCTCAATATCGCGCAGGCCAACGCGGTGGTTTGTTTGTTCCTATGGCGGAATTCGAACTTGACGCGGAAGAGCTTAGCGAAATCCAGATCAAAGAGATGGCTGCACTTGGTGAAGCGAATGTCGAGATTTGCCGAGCACTCGCAGATGACCAAATGATCGACAACAAAGAAGCGAAAGCTATTAAATCAGCTGCTATTGAAGCAGCTGCACGAGTTATCGCGAGCAAGTTAGCTGCGATTCGAGTTTATGGGATGGACAAATGAAAAAAGGCGTAATTGATAAATCATTAATTCCCGTGTCTGAAATCGTAACAATCACTGCTCCAGTTCAAGTCGTCATCAGAGATGGAGAGTTTACGGTTAAAGAGTTAGTCGTGGCGGGAAAGACCGTTGATTGTTATCAGGGGCTTACGAATATATTGCTGGAAAAGCAGCGCGAGTTTGATCGCCATAAAAGTCAAACGCTTAACGATTGGTGAGAGGGTTGTTGGTTTTACCTTTAGGCGTATAAGAAAAGCGCAGCGTTGCGCTGGAAGTCAAGAATATGAGTAGACGAGCTACAGATTGGGCGTGGCGACAAGATATCAAGCCACGATGAAGTTAATTCTTCTATCTCTTGCCGATCGAGCTGATGAGTATCACAGAGCATATCCGAGTGCGGAGCGTATAGAGCTCGATACTCGCTTAAACATCAAAACAATTCGTTCGAACTTAAAGGCAATGCAAGAGCTTGGGATCATTCGAGATTCTGGGAAAAGAAAGGGGTCAACGAATCAGGTTGTTGTATGGGAATTGTTAGGCATAGAAGACGATGTGAAGCATCAAGTCCCAAAATCATCAAGAACTACGAGCCCTGAAGAGAAGGTACCCGAAAATGGACACCTTCCGAAGGTACCCAAAATTGGACTTGAAAGGTACCCAAAAACGGATTTGAAAGGTACCCAAAATTGGGTAACAGAACCAGTCATAGAACCAACCATTGATCCTTTGAAAGATCTTATTCCAAGCAATGATGAATTGCTTGAAACCAGAAAACCTGAATCTGAATTTGAATTTCCAACGAATCGTCGTGGTGAGATTTATTCCGTGTACATGGAGGACATATTCGAGTTCAGAAAGCTGTATCCGTCTGTAGATATTTATCAGGAATTTCGAAACATGCTTGGTTGGTTGAAATCTAATCCCACCAGACGCAAGACCAAAAGTGGAATCCCTAGATTTATCAATTCTTGGTTAGCCAAAGAGCAGAACAAGGGACGATGCAATAAAAACCTAGAGTCACCAGTCCAGCTTGACTGTACAGCCCAAATTGAGAACGAAATACATCTAGCTGAATCTAAAGTAGCAGGTTTGCAGCAGAACATTATGCAGCATCAGCAATGGAACATTCCTGGTGGCGATAAAGCTATTGTCAGTTTCCAAGCGGATATTGAAAAGCTAAAGAGATTCATCCAGCAACAACGACAAATCCGAGAGCGATTGCAGGGGGAGAGATGATCTACTACCTACCGAAGTTTTGGTATGCCGGTTCTAAAAAGTGGGGCATTCCATCTGATCTGCCGTTTATCGAGGGTAAGTTGCAACGCCTGAATATGGCAAATCAAAAAGTTGCTAGTGAACAATATGAGGATATCTACAAGCACTTTCACAATTGTGGAGAGTGGCGCAAAGCGCGTGAGTTAGCGAATCAGATGTTAAACGACATAGCGAATGATTATGGCATTACTCTCAAAGATTATGAGCAGATGATCGCGGCTAACGATGATGACTCTGAGAACACTCAATTTCGTGTCGACTTGATGATAGAGAAAGCCAAAAAGGCTCAAAAGTTGGCGAAACCAAGAATTCACTTTAAGGAGTTGAAACGTGCGTAGTTGTTCAACTGTGAAGGCGAAAAAAGAAACGACAGAGATCATCGGTGCAATTGGTACTGGTGGTTATATTCAGTACGCAACACCTGAAATGCGCGAAAAGGCTGCTACGATGCGTGGACGCGTTGTGGCTATTAAGCCTAAGTCTAAAGCGAAAGCCCGTGTTTTGGATCACCACCGTAAATTTTTTGCGTTGATACACCTAGGATTCGAGTATTGGTCTCCCGACGTAAGCCTAATCAGCGAACCAGAGTATTACATAGCACATGAAACTGCGAAGCAATTCTGTCAGTTGGCTGGACGAGAAGACATGTATGAAACACATGGTATTGAGATTGCCGACATCGTCTTATCGAAAATAAAAAAACAGCGAGAAAGTCACTGCGACCCAGAGGCTTACAAGTGTATTGAGAACTACCGATACCAAGTGATGATCGAAGCTGGTTATTTTGATTTAGAAATGCTCCCCAATGGAGGAACAGTAAAGCGGCCTTGGTCTATCGCTTTTGAGAACGCAGACCAAGAACAATTCGAAAAAATTTACAAAGGTTGTTTTAACGTCATATGGAACCAATCACTTTTTCAAGTATTTAACGACGAGCAAGAGATGCAAAACGCCGTATATCGCTTTATGGAGTTCGCATGATACGTCTGTTATTTGCCTTATTTACGGTGGTTAGTGCGATAGCAGTGGTATCGTCAGCATTCTTGCAATTCAGCTTTCTCTTCGCTGGGCGTGGCTTCCATTTCGATAGTTTGTTTCTCATCTACCTAACGGCTCTTTTTACTGGATTTATGGGGCTGTGGCTGACAAATGAAAATTAAGAAATACGGGTATCGAGTTCAAAAAGCTCAAGAACAATTTAACCGTTTTATCGTGTTACGCGATAGCGGAAAACCGTGTGCTAGCTGTGGACGCTACTTGCCTCTGTGTTGCGGCCACTTTCGTTCTGTAGGCGCAGCCCCTGAACTTAGATTCAATGAAGACAATGCCCATGGCCAGTGCTACGAATGCAACGGGAACAAATCGGGGAATTCGAAAGAGTACCGACGTGGACTTATCGAACGTATCGGACTATCTCGCTTAGAAACGTTAGAAAGTTATCACTCTCCGCAGAACTGGACGGTGTATGACCTATACGACATTGAGAAAGTCTACAAGGCCAAAGCTGACGTGATGAGTACTAATTTTGAGTATTTCTACGAGTCAGCTTAGTTCACACCAACATGTAATTGAAGTAATGGTATCAATATGAAAGATCAAGATTTAGAACGTACACGAGTACTGTTAAGAGGGTGGGGGAACTGGTCACACAACAATACTGGTTGTCATTGGTATACACAGATGTGTGGGTTATCTAATGTCCTGCCTGTGGCTCCAGACTTAAGATATAAGCTATGTGATGATGATGCTCTAGTCATTGATAAGTTGGTTGCTTGTATGATGGATGAGGAAAATCCAAGGCCAATGACATTTTTTGTTCTTCACTATGTCCATGGACTTAACAAAAGTGAGATTGCTAGAAGGGCGACAAGAGAAGACAAAAAGCAATGCACGGAAGGTAAGGTTCGCTCACTGTTACTTTTAATGGAATCAATGGTTTGTGGAATGCTGATTCAGCGTGAACAAATGGGATTTAGACTAGAGTATGATAAATAGCGTTGTTGTATTCTTGCCAAGTAGAGAGCCTCTCAGTTTGAGGGGCTTAATTGTACTAATCAATACCCAAGCTATTTCTGTAAGAAGGTAGCATTAAATTTTTGATAACTGAAAGGTACCGGAAAACGAAACAAACCTATGAGGGGAGAATGATAGTGATGCGAAGCGGTTGACACTTGCACACCACAATCACTATAGAATTAGATCTAATTCTTTATAGTATTACTGATTTTGCTTAAAGAAGCGTTCAGCACTAGCAAACAGAGATTCGCAGAGATTTTTCTGCTTATTATACTCCTCAGAACCTTCTTTCATTGATTCTAGCGTCTCTTTGGCATCATGGTATTCTTTAACCATCTGCTCAAACTTAACCTCGTAGCCGCTTTTTTTGTATTTTCTTGGAGATTTATCTCGTTTTTTTCTCATTCTTGTTCCTGTTTGAACATATTCATCAAAAGTACATTGAATATGCAGGCTATATTTTTACATGAAAGATAGCCTAAAGTGGCTGAAGTAAGCCTGTTTCAACATACGACTATAAGTGCTCATTAACAATGATAAAGAATAGCTCCCAAGGATAACGTATCTAAATGGTCAAAAATCACAACTAAAAGAACTTTTACTTCATGTTTAGTTCAAAATTCTAAGTTGGATCTTTTTAAATAGGGCTACAGTCTATGAAGCTATTTTTTATAGTTAAAAACCAAACTGGGGGCTATTTAATGGAAGATAAAGAATAAGTTGCTATGGGAGTTGTATAACGATATGACTCGAAAGAAAACTAAGAAGAGACTCGAACTGTATGTTTCATCAATAGCTCACGTTTCGGAGCTGACCTCACTATACACTCATTGAACTAAATAGATAGGTATTTCCCGTTTTTCCTCATTTAAGTAGATACAACATCTTTATAAATACTTGCTTTTATAAAGCTCGGTGAGAAATATAAAATCAACCTAATCAGTGAGTTGCCTTTGATTTTTGTTGTGGTTTTATAAATTGCAGTGTGTGATAGCTCTTTAGTAACTAGTATCAGAAAGTAATCCCTAGTTAGAGTTTTCTATTGCATAACACGTTCGACAGGAAAGAACTACTGTTAAAATTGTAAGGTGAAAATAAAAAATAAAAAGCTAGCCTTTAGTAATTTTATCGGTATACTGCACATCAGCTCTTAAGAAAAGAGCTATTTAATTATTTTAAGATCAAATTTCTCTCAGTTCTTCATCGATTTCCTCGTTTACGTTCCTGCGACAAAATATATATCTCTAAATCATATAATAGCGCTTATTAGCTAAACATTTACTATTAAAATTATCTTATATAGAGGTATCTATGTCTAATAAATCAACTGGTTCAGTAAAATGGTTCAACGAAACTAAAGGTTTCGGCTTTATTTCTCCAGAGAATGGTGGTGAAGACTTGTTTGTTCATTTCCAATCAATTGTCTCAACTGGCTTCAAAACACTTTCTGAAGGCCAAAAAGTATCTTACGTTGTTGAGCAAGGTAAAAAAGGTCTGCAAGCAGGCGAAGTTACTGTAATGTAACAGACTCTATGGCATCAACTTTCGTTGGTGCCTATTACCTCTTCTTTTTATCATCACAAACTTTCATTAAAATTTATATACCCAAGTCACTTGAACTTAAACGTTAAGATTCACCTCACTTTGCTACGCAAATAGACTCGTCTAATAAGTCATTTCAGTATATATCTTTGGCAAGATGCCAATAAATACCCACATAGTAAATAATATGATTCAAGAATGAATCAGTTCGCCTAGTGCTTTGCTCATATAAATAGGTTTATATTAAAAGCGATTGGCGAATAAAAAGAGAATTAAATGAAATTAAATATATCCGCTCAATCACTAAACTACACTAAATATGACAATGTTATTCCTAGCCGAGATGCTATTCTAGGTCTATTCGATAAAGTAAAAAGCTACTTAAGCTATGAACAGATTTCTCATTCATCTGGTCTGAATGACGAGCCAGAGAAAGATGCTTTAAAAAAACGCTTAAGAGCCATGGAACGTGATGGTCAGCTTATTTTCACGAGAAGAAAAGGCTACAAGAGAGTTGACCAATCATCTTTAGTGACTGGCAAGATAAGCATCCATGCAGACGGTTTTGGTTTTCTCACCTACGACGATAATGAGAAAGATCTATTCTTACCAAAGCATCAACTTAGTCATGTGTTTGATGGTGATATTATACTGGTGTTGAAAGGGCATACGCAGCATCAAGGTCGTTCAAACCATCGGTTTATCAAGATAGTGGAGCGAAAAACAACTCACATAGTGGGTTTGTTAAAAAGAAAAGGTTCTAAACTTTACTTATTGCCAGAAAACTCGAAGTTAACTCAAACCATTTACGTCACTCCAAATGAACTGATTGCTAAAAATGTCGGCAAACTTGTCCACTGTAAAATCAATACTTACCCAGACTATAGACAACCAACTACCGTTGAGGTAGATGAAGTCTTAGGGCGCCCGGGAGAAGCTGGTATAGAAGTGAAATTGGCTTTGCGTCGTCATGGAATTAATGACAAATGGGATAAAGACGTACTTGATGCTGCATCAGCCTTCGGCTCTCAGGTGGAAGAAAAGGACAAGACATCACGAGTAGACTATCGAGATTTACCTTTTGTCACTATTGATGGTGATGACGCAAAAGACTTTGATGATGCTGTTTATGGGTATCAAATGGACAACGGTCAGTGGAAGCTTTTCGTCGCAATTGCTGACGTATCTCACTACGTTAAACCAAATGACCATTTAGATCTTGAAGCGCAGAGTCGTGCTACATCCGTCTATTTCCCTGGATGCGTTGTGCCAATGCTGCCTGAGTCTCTATCTAATGGTTTGTGTTCACTAAACCCCAATGAAGACAGATTAGTAATGGTATGCGAGATGACCTTTGATGATGAGGGTAACATGCTAGATTCAGAGTTTTCTGAAGGCATCATTCACTCTCATGCCAGATTAACGTACGACGACGCTAACCGCATTATCATGCAATCTTCGGCTAAAACAACATACCAAAGCAACAACCCTAAAAATAATATTGCGCAGTATTTGGTGAATCTTCATCGTTTATATTTGAACTTATCTGGCCAACGCAAAGTTCGTGGAGCGATTGACTTTGATACACAAGAACTCGCTTTTAAGCTAAACAACAAAAAGAAGATTGCCTCTATCGTTCCTGTTGTTCGAAATGACGCTCACCGAATGATCGAAGAGTTTATGCTGTGCGCTAACGTTGCTACTGCGCAATTTCTAGAGCTAAATAAAATACCGAGCCTATATCGTGTCCACTCTGGCCCTCAGATGAAAAAGCTAACCTCACTGAGAATGTTACTTGCGGAAAAAGGGCTAACTTTGGCAGGGGGTGACAAGCCAACGTCTCACGACTACAACGCACTTTTAGATCAAGTTCGAGATTTGGATGAGTGTGACATAATACGTACCTTGCTGCTGCGCTCTCAAAGCCAAGCTGAATATTCGCCTAAAAACTTGGGTCACTTTGGCTTAGCATACGATGCTTACGCACACTTTACATCTCCAATTCGTCGTTACCCTGATTTACTCATTCATCGTGCCATCCGTGCCAAACTTCGAGAGAAAACTACTGGTAAATTACGTAGCCTGTTAATGAAGCTCAAGCCGATACGCCAGCTAGCAGGGATTTCGAATAGTTACCCTTACGATACAAAAGAGATTGAGCAACTCAGTGTGCACTGTTCGCATCAATCTCGCCAAGCTGATGAAGTAAGTCGTGAGGTTGAATCAGCACTGAAATGCCACTACATGAAACCATTTATTGGACGAAACTTCATGGGAAGCGTTTCTGGAGTTACGCACTTTGGTGTTTTTGTAGAGCTGGAGGAAAACAGAATCGAAGGTCTCATACCTTTATCCAGTTTTCAAAATGGCGATTTTGAATTTGATGCGATCAAACAAAAAATCTCAAGCCAAACGACAACTTTTACACTTGGCACTCAAGTAAACATTACTGTTAAAGAAATCGACTCTAAGCAAAGAAAAATCATATTCAACTTTGCTTAAAAATAATTGAGAACTTGATGATTTGCTACCTACTGTCAACGGTTTTTGGCTCTCTGTGTTAAGCCAAAGTTTGCCACGGGAAAACTGGCACATAGTACGTTACAAAATTGGTATCCAAATCAACATAGTGAGGACACGATGTACACTAACTTTGGTATGCATGGCTTTCTTATAAATAGCAAAGTTTGAGATTTTCAGACTTTTATGAAAAGTGAAATGCCACAATTAATTGAGAGAGTCTTATCTTAATTAATTTAAGCTTAGCTAATTTAGGCAAGCATATAACACGCTTGTGTCTATTTTGTGCTGACTTGTGTAGTATCATTGTTTCTTTCATAGCCAACATGGATGTGGTGTGAAATTAAGTTGACCATTAAAAAATAGGATTATATGTGAGCAAGTTACTTAAACCGACACAAAAGCAGAAACAACTTGGTCTTAATCCGAAAGGAAAAGGGATTAAGCGGATGCCAGAGGAGTTAAAGAGAAAGGATGTCCGCAAACGAATAGAAGAGATTGAGGAACAAAAGAAGTGGGATAAGGAATGGGGATTGTGAGTTCAAGAAACCTCTCTGAACTTATCAATACGACACTCCTCATGCATTCTGAAAAACTGAGTAATTTGGACAGAGACATGCTTGCAGGTTTACTCGATCAACTCAACCGTGAACAGGCTTTGACAGACAAACAAATTAAACTGTGTCAAAGGTTAATACGAAAAACTAATCAAGCCTGTGTATTTATTGCTGACACTCCAAACGAACCGTGATTGCTAAGCAATGTCACTCTTCGGTGCTATCAATCCAGCCTTGCTCAGGCGTCAATCGAGTCAGCACTTGATCCATTAAATCTTTGATTTCAATTTGGTCAGTACCCTCTGGCGCATGATGCTCTGCTGAGCGCTTTGCGTTCGTTAGGTTTTTCATGAAGATAGCTTCGCTATCCATCACGGCGTGTTTCGCGTTGAAGTAAGTGACCTGGTAGGTCGGCATAATATTGTTCCTTCTGTGGGGGCGTGAAGATGTGATGCTTTCAATATAGCACTTTTTCATGCTGTAGCGTTCTAACTGACTTGGCCTTCTTAATTAAAATTGACTAGCCAAGCCACTGATTATAAAGAAATATGAACGCAAAGCGTACAATATGATGATGTGGGCTCGATTCCCGCTATACGTTCCAAATCCACAAACCTAATGGCACTATGCACTATGACCGATGTTTTTCATCGGTCATCACTTTTTTAAGCAATTTTACCAGCTCTTACCATCATATGACGTCACTATTGGCATCGAAGGAATAATGCCAAGCGTTGTTCTATCAACTTTGTGTTTTCAATTGGTGGTAATAAATGTAAGCGAGCCCTAAAGGTGCAACAAAAATAGCAGCTGCCCAGCAAAGAACCATCGTGAAAGCTTTTACAGTAAGCATCAATACTGCATTAACAAAGAAGACGTTGTTGCCCATCACAAACTCTACGATTCTTTCGTACACAAACCTTGAGTACGGGTACAACAGAGTATTAACAGTAAATACCGCTATTGTTGCGATGCTTAGCTCCTGCCCATTCTTCGTTGCGGCACTGAAAAAAACAGCAGCAATCAACGCTCCGAAAATGTATTGTCTAACCAAGTACGACGTTTTGAGACCGCCAAAAGTACATTTTACAAATTCCTTCATTATTTCCTCTGCTTCCATGAAATAGTTGGGTTAATCTTATACCTCGCTATCTAAAACACGCTCAGCAGCTCTTCTTCAAACCGGAGCCCACGCAAGTCATAGTGGTCACATAAGCGTTTAAAAGATTCAGTGGCATACAGTCTTTGACAACCTTCAAGTCGTGATTTAAATAGATATCGCTTCTCGATATCAGATTCTTCGAAATAAAGTGTTTCGTAACCATCTTCGATGCCATCAAGATATTTCTTCACGCAAACAGATTCGTCTTCTTGGCCAAAGGAGAGGCAGTTAAAGACATAAACTTGTTCCTTTCCGACAGTTACCAATAGAAACTCACCTTCATTTTCTAAGGTGGGTTTTAATATTTCGTAAGCACGATGGGACAGTACTAGGTATGTCATAGACCACAGCGACACATCAGGGATGTCAGCGTTAGTTCCTAAGACATCATCGAATGAAGCGGATACATTTTTCCAAATATCTAGTAATGACGTGTTCTGAGAGCGCTGGCGGTGTATGGTCATTAGATGTTGTTTGCCTATGGCGCCGAAGAGTTCCGTTGGACCTAATTGCAAAGCCTTGTAATCATGCGGCATCTCTTTCAATTGGTAGACGTTCATTATTCACCATTCCAGTTCGGGTTTTTGCTAGAAATCATACCTTCGGGGTAAGTAGAAGTTTTCAGTTTAATTTTGATATTACGAAGACGGTTAATGAACACATCTTTTTTAAGAGAGTCACTGCTTAGATTTGTAACTATCCATGTTTCATAGTTATAGCGATGAACTTTTTTATGTGCTTCAGCATCTGGAGAACTCCAATGTCCTTTGTCTTTCACATTTCGAGGTAACCAAACACCATTAGATGGGTCATTGATTCCAAGACCAAACGTATGAAGGTTGAGTCTTGCAAGCATCATTTCCATTTTTCGGAATTGCCCAGCTCCCATAATAATATGGTGAGGATCATGTCGTTTAGTTGGCTTGATTTCACCGATACTGGTTAGGTTTCTTGCCAAAATACGGGTAGGGTGATGAGGTTCATCCATTAAATCGTCTGGCGAAGTAGCTGCGCTTCGCTCTTGATATTCTGTAAGTTGTTTTTGTAATGATACCTGTGCGCTTAAGCTACGTCTCAAGGTTTTGAGGTGTTTCAAATCTTCTTGAGAAGCTTTTAAAGATTTAGGGTCGCTCTCATCCAAACTTTGATTATAAAGTTTAATAGCCGAAACCTCATATCGGTGTACAGCTAGTTCAAGTGCCGTTGGATTTTTGGGACGTAGTGGTACAGAAAGTGGTTTGCCTCTAGGTTGCACAACATAATCTCCATTTACGATTGTGCGCTTACCATATGCACAACTACAGATAGCTTCAACGCGAATTAATTGATATTGAAATTAGCTCTCAAAAATGTCCTTGGTTGTTTATAACTCTATAGATGGCGGCTACCTGTGAGTGCATTAAGTTCTTTGAGAGCACACCTAAAGAAGCGAGAGCACATTACTCATTCAACATAATTGAAAGTTTTGAAAAATTGATTATGTTTTATATGGTCGGATGTGCATACATCTATGTCTTTAATGGTTGATTTGTCAATAATATTGTGGGGCTTCTATGTCTGGAAAATTTGAACTTTATAAAGATACAGCGGGAGAATATCGCTTTCGTTTAAAAGCAGGAAATGGACAAAATATCTTAGCTAGTGAGGGTTACACAACAAAATCAAGTTGTGAAAATGGCATTGATTCAGTGAAAAAGAATGCGCCTGACGATTCAAAATATGAAAGGAAACAAACTGTAGCTGGGAAATACATGTTCAACCTAAAAGCTGGTAACCATCAAGTGATAGGTACAAGCCAATCTTATGAAAGCGCAGCGTCTCGAGATAACGGTATTGAATCGGTAAAAACCAACGCACCAAACGCACCAATTGAAGACCTTACACAATAGTTCTTTAATTAGTCGGTCGCGATGAGTTCCTTTTAATTATGTGAAAAGGGTATTCGTTACGAATTTTTCAGTCTATTGTGACAGCATGAGACTTCGCGACTCACTGTTGCAACATCTAAATTATTTTATAACCGCCCATTGTGGCGGTTTTTTTATGTCCAAGTAGAGTGTTCTTATGTTGAAATTTTTCTCGTCCCAAGCGGTATCGACGCGCATAAATGCAGTTTTGTTTCGGGGTGAAATGACAAAGGAGCAGTCATTGGGTTGTGAGCGCTATATGCTTGCTTACTTTTTACTGCGCTCTAAACGAATGCGTATTCCACTGAGTTACTTAGCCTACTCACTAGCTACTGTGTATCACGAAACCGCATACAACATGCAGCCTGTCGAGGAGTATGGTAAAGGCGTTGGCCATGAGTATGGGATACCAGATCCAATAACAGGGCAAACCTATTACGGGCGAGGTGATGTTCAGGTCACATGGAAATACAACTACGAACGTTTAAGCCGATTGCTATTTAATATTTATACGTTAGAGCAGGGTGTCGACTTGGTGAATAACCCTAACTTACTTCTTACTCCAATCTACTCTGCACAAGCCACTTTAATTGGCATGGCCACCGGCTTGTTTACCGGCTCAAAGTATTCAGATTATTTAGACCAAGAAACTCCCGATTATGTAAACGCTCGTCGAATCATCAACGGAACTGACAGAGCTGAAACTATTGCCGGATACGCACACGATTTTGAGCGTGCCCTAAAACTCGCTTTTGGATTTTCACTGGATAGAACAACGGTAAGAAATGGTTCTCGCGGCGTGGATGTGCGAGAGCTACAACTAAACCTTGGCTTAAATGCTGACGGCATTTTCGGTAATGGTACCGAAGCAAGCGTTAAAGCGTTTCAAGACAAGTACGGCCTTTCCAATGATGGAATTGTCGGAAAAAACACATGGAAGAAAATTGAAGCAGTATTTTATTGGGGCGAAGCATGAAAACTTTAGCAGTGGTTGTGTTTGTACTACTCATCAATGGTTGCACATCGGTAGCCTATGTCGAGAACGGGGCAGTAAGTGGCTCGCAGTGCAAGAACACGGTAAAAATTGACGATAGCGGTTTGCGAGCTGTCAGTATGTGCTCGGGAGACAGTGAAGAGAAATGAGAGCGTTATTAATGTTAAGTGTTTTGCTTGTTGGTGGGTGCACCAGCTATCACGTAGAGCAGAATAGCCGTAACGGAATGGCTTCATGTGGTGAAAAGGGGACATCTGGAAACGTTATCCTGAAGAAAGAATGCAAAATCCAAGTAGATTCAAAACCCACCAAATAGTGGGTTTTGCTTTTAGTGTCAACAGAATAAGAAGCACTAGATAAGTAGTTTGATATCAAATCCCACCTAAAAGATAAAGTCTGGAGGTGTTACATGGAAAAATATTCATTTGGCAAACGAAAAATATCTGAGTTAATTCCATACATCAACAACGCTAGAATGCACTCCCAAGAGCAGATAAAACAAATAGCAGCCTCAATTACGGAGTTTGGTTTTACAAACCCGATATTAATTGATGAAAACAACGGTGTAATCGCTGGTCATGGTAGATTGCTCGCTGCTGATTTATTAAAAATTGATGTCGTTCCGGTTTACATCTTATCTGGACTAAGTGAGTACCAGAAAAAGGCATACATTATCGCTGATAATCAATTGGCGTTAAATGCCGGTTGGGATGATGAGTTACTGAGCTTAGAAATTGAGTTTTTACAAGATTCGGATTTCGACATTGATCTGTTAGGTTTTGATGATGAGCTTCTCGAAATGCTCAATTCTGGAAATAACGACTTTGATGGCTCTGACGCAAAAGTAGGCTCTTTGGCAGATAGATTTATCATTTCACCATTTTCAGTCTTTAACTCAAGAAAAGGGTGGTGGCAACAGCGCAAGCGTGCATGGTTAGATCTAGGTATTCGAAGTGAGGTAGGCAGAAATGAAAAGTTGAGTATTACAGCTTTAAGCACTAATCAATATTCAGAGAAAAACGAAATTGAGCAAAAACTAGGTCGAACATTAAGTACCGAAGAATATCTGTCAGAATACTGCACCCTCACAAAACTACATACGACGAGTATCTTCGACCCAGTACTTACTGAGCTGTGTTATGAATGGTTCTGTCCGCAAAAAGGTCATATTGTTGATCCATTTGCTGGTGGTTCTGTCCGTGGAGTTGTTGCATCTAAGACTGCTCGAAAATATACAGGCAATGATTTACGAGAAGAGCAAGTAATCGCAAATAGGGAGCAGGCTAATGCGATATGCAGTAGTCCAGCACCCAAATGGATTGTTGGAGATAGTGTAGAACTGGAAAGTCTCATTTCAGAAAAAGCGGATATGATCTTTTCTTGTCCTCCGTACGCAGATTTAGAGAAATACAGTGATAATCCTAAAGATCTATCAAATATGGGATACGACGATTTTTTGGAGAACTACCGAAAAATCATAAGATGCTGTTTTAGCATTTTGAAAGATGATCGTTTTGCTGTTTTTGTAGTTGGCGAGGTAAGGGATAAAAATGGCAATTATCGTAACTTTGTATCAGACACGATTTCTGCATTTTTGGGTTCCGGGTTCTCTTATTACAACGAGGCTATTCTGGTTAACGTTGTTGGTTCTCTTCCTATAAGAGTAGGCAAGCAGTTCTCGCAAAGCCGCAAGTTAGGTAAGACACATCAAAACGTACTTGTGTTCGTTAAAGGAGATGCTAAGAAAGCAGCCAAAGCATGTGGCGATATAGAGGTTCACTTAGAAGAACCAGAGGAAGAAAGTTAGTAAAAAGCATATAGAAAGTAGTATCGAGTTGTTTCTTTCTATGCGCTTTTAGTTCAAAACGAATATCAAGCACAAACGACACGCATCAAAAGCGCACTTCTTGGAAATCATGATTTTAGAAAAAGCCGTTTTGCTACTCCCACATCATGGGAGCGGCAGCGGTTTTTTTAATTTCTAATTCGGGCATTTCAGACACGACAGACTTACAGGCTTTACCAAAACGGGAGGTATAAATGTCTCGCAAGACAAAAAGAACGCGAGCGCGAGACAATAAGTTTTTTGAAACTTTAGAAAATGGCGGTCTTATTATGACCGTATCAAACGCGGCTAAAATAGCCGGATATTCTCGCTCTAGCGTTTATGACTACAAAAACTCAGATCCAGTATTTGCTAAGCGTTTTAACGAAATCATGGAAGAACGTTATGACGAGTTAGAGGCCACCGCTTATGACATGGCCGTAAATGGAGATATTGATTACAAGATTATTGTTGATAAAAACGGGAAAAAGAAAACTGTTCCTATAAGAAAGCGACATGCAGGAATCGTTACTTTTTTAATGTCAGCAAATCGACCTGAAAAGTATCGTTCTAACTACAAGCCTCCAGTCATTGATGAAGACCTGCCTGAAGGTGAGATAGAAAGCAGACTAGAAGAAAAACTCGCAGCACTTCTTGAGGTGGATTTAAATGAAACCGATGACCAAGAGTGACAAGCTGTTAGATGTAGTCCTGAATCTCACTCCTGAAGATATTCAGAAGATACTTTCAAAATTAAATACTGAGGAAGAAAAACGAGAATTTGATTTTCTCATTAGTCAGTATGCGAAAAACACACTTCGTAAAATAAAGCAAAAATTTAGTATCCCGAAAATCTACCGCGACATTTTTGGCGATGAGGCTGCTAAGTACATAGTCTTAAAGGGCGGTCGTGGTTCAGGTAAAACCTTTGCGATTATCTGTTACATGCTTGAACAATCGTTTGAGGAAAAATACCGCGATTCGCTTTTTTTGGTTTTACGTGAAATCCAGACTTCAATTGAAGATTCCGTTCACTCAGTCGTTAGTGACTTAATCAAACAGGCTGGTCTTGAACAATATTTCAAAATTACCCATAGCAAAATCATCAACAAACTAACGAATGTTGAATTTGCATTTACTGGCTTGCGCTCCACAGCCGGCAAAACAGCATTTAGCCAAGTAAACAAAATTAAGGGTAAGCATAAAGTGCGCATGGTCTTCATGGACGAAGCGCAGGATGCTTCACAAGACTCTCTTGATGTGCTTTTCCCTACAGTAAACCGTTCAGGCAATGTTTCGTTTACGTCTGAATATGAGCGCCTGTTGAGGTTGGCATTTGGTGCGGAAGAGGTTGACTTAACAGAAGCTCGTTTCTTCTTCGCAATGAACCCTAACTTTGCAGAAGATCCGGTAATCACGAAAGTGCGAGCATTTGGTGACCAAGCTGTCATTAAGCATATCAACATTTTCGATTTACCTAATCGCTATCAAGACACCCAATTACTTGAACAAGCAAAAAGGGAGAGAGGCGAGGTTACTTGGCCACACGTTTGGCTTGGTGAGCCTTCACCGAAAATTTCCGGCTACCCATTTGCAGAAACGCCGGTGGTTACAGCTGAAGAAAACGAAGAGCTGTTGCCGTGTGTTGCCTTTTTGGACCCTTCCTACAAAGGCGGCGACTTTACGGCTTTATCCTTCGTTTCCCAGACTCGCGGATACGTATTCGCGTGGGGATATTGCTTTCCTCATTCTTGGAACTCAGCGATTGACCAAATTGCCGAAAAAATCAATTTGTTTCCGGTTGTTGAGTTTTATTACGAGGACAACGGAGTCGGGACAGCACCTCAGGATTATTTCTCCGTTCGTGGCATTGATGCCATACCACGTACAACGCTAGGTAATAAGCACGACAGGATATTTCGTGTCGGAGCGTTTTTGAACTTAATGCGTTTGCGACTTGTTGAAAACTGGTCAAATCAAGAATGGCTCACCCAACACAAGAAATTTAATAAAGACGCTGAGCACGATGATGCACCGGACGCTACAACAAACTGCGCCGTAAGAAGCGGTATTGTTTCAGACAAGATCAAAATAAGAGGTAGACACTAATGGGCATATTTGACGAGCCAGAAGATAAAGCTGGTGGTTCCGAGTCGCCTCCTGACAAAAAACAGGATTTTGAAAAATATTACCAGTTCCTTCGCGCCAAAGACCCACGATTGCTCCCGGTTATTACTGAATTTGACCCGTTCTCATTGGCAAGAGAGCGATATATTGAAATCGCTATTCGAGAGCTCTATTCGCGCATTATGTATGTGACGCTAGAAATTGTCGCAATACCAGATGAGATAGGAAGCTCGGATTTTTCAAAAACGATTTACGATTCTCACTCTCCAAAACTACAGCGTGGTTTGATGTATTACGTCATTGAGGCCATGTCGGAGGAGAGTAAGGTTGTGCTTCGTAAGCGGCCAATCCACGGTCGTGAGCACGCTTTCTATTTCGAAGAGCGCACGTATACCGTTTTCGCTAAAAAAGTAAATAAGCTCGATTTTGTTGAGTTGGATTTTGAAGAATTCCATCGGACAGAATTGTTAGAGGCCTATTTCGGAATGGTGTTTGATGCCATCGTTGGCGCAGCAAAGCTAATACGTGTTGGCGGGGCTGTACTTCTGAAGATTAGTGATTTAAGTGAGCTCATTTCAGACAAAGAGGTGCTAACGGCTGTCGAAACGCAAATCAATAAAATCAACGATGCGCTCAAGAAAAGCAGTGTGGCGTACATTGATGCTCAATCGGCTTTAGAAATGCCAAAGGTCGATGTTAAGCCCGTCAAGGAGCAGCTTGAGTACGCTTACTCTCTAATCTGTAACGCAACAGGCCGTCCAATGTCATTTATTAACGGTCAGTTGGTCGGTTCCCTTAATTCAACGGGTGACGGTGACCGCAAGCAAAACCGCTTGGCTTCAGTACGTGATTTTAACGAGGTACTAAGGGGCGTATTTGAATCGGTCTTTGGCGCCGACTTTATGATTAAGCCCGACATTGAACAGTTGCCAGAAATATCCAACTTCTTAAATTCAATCGAAATGAGCTCGCTTTTCACTGACGACGAAAAGCGAAAAATGGTTGAAACCGTTCTACCCATTGCCGAGCTAGGAATTAGCAAAAATTAGTAAGGGAGCAGCATGTATCTGTATCCCTACACAATGGCTGAAAACCTACTTGATTGGTTTGGGATCAATTTTGAGCGTATTTACAACGAGCATGGAGGAATGCAGCGTGAACAGCTAAAACTCATCAATAAATATTCAATTCTCATGGACGCCAAGTCCAACGCCTACATGACGATCAAAAGGCTGGAAAAATCCAAAAACAAATCAAACTTGGATTTCGCAGCAAACATCAAAAACACAATGACTGGCACGCTCAGCAGCGAGATTGTTCAAACCCTCTCAAGCTCAGAACACGCCGACGAAATCATCATTGAGTGGCAACCATCTTCAGCAGAAGAGGAACGCGCCACGCACGCTCTGCACTACGGTAAACGCATGACCATTAAACAGGCTGAAAAATTAGGGCTTGGGGTTGAGTACAACTGTCAGTGCGGAATGAAGATTACATCTGGGCAATCTCACGCTCAGCAAATTGTTAATAAAATCAATCGAGGTAAAGCAGCATGAATTTACATCAATTACTTGCACTACTATTGGCTGGCGGTAATCAAAACCAATTTAGCAACGAACAACAAAACCCACTAATCGCGCTTTTGAGTGGTAATCAACAACAGGATCCAACGCAGCAATTAATTGCGTTATTAAGTGGTGCTACTGGTCAGCAGCAAAATGCGATTAATCCGAAACTGTTACAGCTCTTGAGCGGTGGTCAGCAACCAAATGACGCGAATGCGCAATTATTGCAGTTATTGGCTGGTGGTAAGTCACAACAGCCTAAAGATGATGCATCAGAGTTGCTTTTGCAATTATTGACCGGAGGTCAACAGCAGCAGCCTAATGCTACGCCTGATGTCAATAAACTGCTTGAACTGTTAGGTGGCAAGCCAACGGCTGGGAACGAAGATGATGACATTCTTGCAAAACTTCAGCAACGCCTAGAAAAGCAGAATGAAGAAGAGAACACAGAGGCGGACTTAACTGACGCTATCAAGTTCAACCTTGAATTCGACAAGTTCATGGAGGACAACTCTGAAATGTTTCCTGATTGGTTTGATATTAAGGAAGTCAAAGAAGACGTTGAAAAATGGGCTAAGACACCGGCTGAACGCGCTCAGGGTCTTGCGGCTGCCACGGTTCGCGCCTTTTTCAAAAATGAAAAAATGCTCGATTTATTAGAAGAGCGTGACCGCAATACGGTTAAAGAAAAAATCATCAAAGACGGCATTAAGTCTCACGAAATTGATCGCAAGCTTGCATGGCCTTTGATTGAACGATCAATGTTTAACAAAGGCAAGCTGGAAGAAGGTGGTCGTGAAGTCTCTGTCACAAAAGATAGTGAAGCCATGAAGGACTACGGCTCCATTTTCGAAATGGGCCAACAGGCAAACAACGCCGAATCTGCGTAAACGAAAACTCAATTCGTACATTTAAATCAAAATAATCAATTCTAGAAATAAGGAGAGCATCATGGCTCGTGAAATTCCGTTAGGTGCAACTCGTTACGCTGGTAATAGTGACGTCGTTTCCCCTTGTGCGTTTGAAGGTGATTTGGTTGCTGGCGTTGCGGTTTCCTCTGTAGCCGTTAGTGGTGAACAACCTAAAGTAGCTCTGTTTAATGGATCTGCGTTTGCTGGGTTCGCAGTCCACGACCTTTGTAACATCCGTAAGGTAACGGGTGTTGTTGAACAAGGTAAGGGCATTCCTGTTCGTGTAAAAGATGGTGTAACGCTAGCGGCTGGTAATGGCTTTGCCGTTGATAATGCCACAGGCGAAGTGGTACCGATCGGCACCGCTGACTCGACAGCCATCATGGGCAAAATTGACGAACTAGACATTAACGGTTTGGATGAAAATTGCGAAATCGTTGAGGGCTGCGTTTTAGTGACACTTTATGGTGGCTCTGCTCCTGCGGGTTCTGATGGCGCAGCTGGCGTAACGAGTGTAAATGGCAAAACGGGTGACGTAACACTAGTTCCTGCTGATATTGGTGGTGTGGAAGAAGCACCTGCGGATGGCACGCCATACGAACGCCAAGACGCGGGCTGGGTTGCGGCTTCGGCTCCAGCCGGTGCGCCAACGCCAGAAAGTGCGGATTCTAAAACAGTCTCTCGCTCTACAGCGAAAAAATAACTGATGCCAAACTCACACTATGCAGAGTAAGGCCAACATTAATTTGATACCAAAAGGGCTTAGCAGGATGACCGGCAAGCCCTTTTTTGATACCAGAAGGAAATCAAGATATGGCAACTAACGTTGTATGTAAATCAAAGGTCGAGCGTCGCTACAATGCAAAAATCATGGGTAGCAACAAGCGCACATACGTACCTTACACCGCCAATCTCGCAGGCACTGATGAAGATTACTCAGACGGTAAATTGCAACAGGCAACAGTAATTCACATTAACTATGATGTGACTGGTAAGTTCCCAGACGATAAGTTTGCTGAGGCATTAACGCCATCAACTACTGAACTGGCTCAAGCGCATGCAAAAGAGGTTGAGTTCTCTTACCATCGTCAACCTACTCACATTGAATTTCGCTTGTCTAGCATGCAGAACGTCAATGACGTAAACATCAATGCGGGTCTTTTAAACCGCCTATTGATGCAATACGACTATGAGCACTTCCATGGCAAACACGGTAACAGTGGCATGATGCAAAATAAAAATGCCATTGAGTATGATGAAACAGTGGTAACCGTATCGGATATTTCTGGCGTACTAACGGTGATTAACGCCATTTACGAAGAGCAAGCCAAAGCTCTTGGCCTAGGCGAAGCCGATCACGTAAACATGACTTTAAGTTACACATCAGATATTGCAGCAATTATGCGCAAGCCGATCACGTCGTCTGGTGGTGACGTGGTGACGGGCAAGTCTGCGGTGCAACGAGCTTATGAGAACGTGAAAATGTTAGAGGTTCCATCCATTCTAGGGACTAGCTCTCATATTTCATTGACTTACCGACCTGCGGTAAATAACCACCATGGTTCAGTACCCGGTATTTACTCAAAAGAATCTGGCGATCACGGTTTGGTTCAGAAAAGCTTATTTACTTATGAAAGTGCAGCTAACGAGCTTGAGGCCAAAGGTTCTTACGTTTACCAGCTCACTGAAACTGCAGCGTCTCGCGCTTTGAAAGAGCGTGCGAAAGAAGCAAATAAATAACCGGTCAAAGTAGGGGCTCATTGTTGAGTCCCTTTTCTTTTGGAGAGAATGATGATTTCCGAAGATTCACAAATTCTCATCGACACAACACTTCGAAACTGCGGATCAGAAGCAATGCTTCAGGATGAGATTGATTTTGCCAACGCTGTCAATGCAAATCCAGAAGGTGAATGTGAGTGCTATCAGTTTTCACAAAAGGTGCTAATTGAACGAGTTTCTCAAGATAGCAATAAACGTTTCACTCTGGTTCGCTTAAAGGCGCTGGCAGAGGCTAACGGGTGCTCTCTTTCTGATAAACAGCCTGTTGTGAAACCTGCCCGAATTCCAATCATTGGCGGAGGTTTTTAATGTTCACGTTGGACATTGAACTGGATTTCACCAATTTAGAAAAAGAGGTGAAAGACTTTAATTCCCACCATATTCGAATTGGCGTTTTAGACAAAAGCAAAACGGCAAGAATGGCTGACCACGAAAAACCACTTAAATCGTTTCAAGGAAAGCAAGCGTCTCGGGTTAAGACTGGTACCCAAGGTAAGACCAACCTAAAAATGACCAAACTTGCCGAATACATGGACACCCGATACGGGGTTTTCTCAAAAGCGGAAAGTCATTTTCAAAACCAAGATGTTATCCGAGTCACCAACGAACTGATAAGGCTATTCAATGCTGGCTCAGTAAGCCCTGAAATGATTCGTCGTATTGAGAGCGCAGCCCGCGCTTTAGTGCGCAACCCGATCATGCGAAAAGACTATGGCAGCAACGCTCGAACAACGATTAAGGGCGGGACCGGTTACAACGGATACAACGTTCAAGGTAAAGGTTTTGACTGGCCTATGGTCGATACTGGCTCATTCTTTAACTCGATAAAGGCTCAGTATGTTTAGAAAAGCTCTACATGATGAGATCCGCAATATTTTCGGTCTGAAGGCGGTTGATTGGGCTGGGGCGTTACATGACGGTGCTGACATTGTTTATGTCGAATACCTAAGTGTGCGTGAGCAGTACTTTTCTGAATCACACATTCGCTTTTTTGGGATCATTCGATTGTCGCTCGCTGATATGGGGCGAGATAAGCCTGTTTTTGGCGTCCTAGGTAGCAAGTTTGATCGCTATAAAAAGCGCAGTGGCAATAAAACCTCACTGGCTTCAGTAAATATGGAAGCCTCCTCCGATTGGCTCTCTGTTGGCGTCCTTTCAGTGGCTAAAGAATTTCACTTTGCGTGCGAAATCGAGTTCGACAAAACACGCGAAAAAATCAAACATTTTAAGTGGATAGACTATGAGTAATACACTTGTTTTCGATTATGCGGTGAGCATCAGCGAAGCTCAATCCGCTACAGAGGCCGACTACAGTTTTTTGTATAAATGCCTAGTTATGGTTACTGGTAGTTACACGCCACCAGCGGAAGAGGGCGAGGAAGCCCCAGTAAAAACCAGTAAAAAATCAGCCAAGGCAACACGCGATATTATTGACCCTGCGTTGTACAAAGTAGTGCCAATTTATGATCCGACGCTTATTGCCAATTACACGGAAAATACAGAAGTTCAATACTTGATGACTGGTGGCTTGGAGAAATTCTATTTGCTAATTCTTGCAGATGAAGTTGATCCAGAAAGCACAGATGCAATCGACTTTGATCCGACCGATTACTTTACGCTTTGCTTTTCTAAAGAGATTGATATTGCCACGGCGCAAACTATCGACTTTACGGATTTTGACGGCGTGAGAGCTTACGCCACCAGCGACGAAGCATTGGCTGAACAAATCGCGATGAAAGATACCGTCTTTCTTGATGATGCGGGTTCATACACTGGATGCTATGAAGCGTTTGGTCGATTACTGTCACAAGCTTACTGGCGAAATTGCCAATACTACGTGCTTGATTCATCCAATCCTGCGTCAGTAGTGTTTACTGTAGGCAAAGCCGACGATTTGTTTAACAAGCGTATTTCTTTCTTCTTGAATGGCTCTGATGGGCCGACTTTAGGCTTCTTTGGTAATGGTGGTTCCGCAATTACTAAAGCTTACATCGACCGTCAAGCACAGCTAAAAACACAAGAGGCGATCACCTCTTACATTCAAACCAACGAACCGAACAATACAGCCGTTCAGCGAGTAAACATTGAAGAGGCCGCGTCCGAAGTTATCGAGACTTACGAAGGCTTCCCATATTTCTACTTAGATCCTGATGCAAATAACTACATTTCCATCGTCAAATCTGATGAGCAATATGTGGTTGGCGGTAAAGCAGAAGTGAAAGACGCTGAACCTATTTGGCGTGCAAGAATTGAAGTAACGGAGGCTCAATAATGGCTGGCAGCAATTTTCGAATTGGGGAAATGGAAACTACCGTTGTTTATGACGGTGAGGAATACAGCTATATCTCGGTGATTGAGCTTGGACGAAACAACCAAAAGGTAGTGCAGATGTTTTGCGATCCTAATGGTTATGGTGACGGTGAAATTGTCGGTACCGGATTAACTCAGCCTATCGAGCTATCAGTAAAGCTTCGAAACGTATCTCAACAGCATTTGGAGCTTTACGTAAAATTGTTCTTAGGCGAAGAGCGTTTTCAGTTCACATCGTACAACAAGAAAAACGGACGAACTCTTGTTTCCAAGCAATGTATTTTGAAAAACGATCCTCGCAATGGCACGGCTAATGAATCTGAATCTACGTTAGACGTTGAATTGACTATTCAAGTCGCGCCTAAAAACTTCAAAGATGAATTTAAAGCGGTGGCGTAATGATAGCTAAATTTAAAGGGTCAAAAGCATGGAATGCTTATATGGCTTATTTAGGGTTCATTCTTCACCTTCCACGCGCTAGAACCATGCGCATTCAAGGGCTTGTCGATCACGACCAAGCAAAACAGTATTTCACTTCGCTGGATGCGGAAAACAAGAAAACGGTCATCATGGATTTAATGGAATTTCAGCGAATTGACTATTACGACATGATGGCGCTGGTGGCTGTCCATGAAAATAAACATGGTATGTCAATCGACGCTTCTAGCATTGACAACTACGAGTTGCCAGAACTTGCAGAAATGGTGTTGGAAACTTTGGTTAAGTGCTCGACGCTAAAAGACGCAGGGCTTTTTTTCTAAGCCCTACCGAACTTGAGGAACTTGCTAAGTTCCGAGTCGCTGGTGATGGGTTTGCCGCTGACACTATCGAGAATAGTCCCGATATCGACGGCGGCGATCTTATTGGCCTGATTTTGCGAAAAGCTTATCGACAGTTAAAACAACAGGAGGAGATGGCTAATGGCGGCTAGTTCAGAATTTATCCTCGCTCCTAGGCTCGATGAACGCAAAATGAAAGAAGAGTCGAAGAAAATGGAAGTGCAGCTTCGACGCGCTTCAAAACAGGCAGCAGATGACTTTGAGTTTTGGTTCGGTAAAGGCTTCGAGAAGGGAGCTGAAAAGGGCAGTCAAAAAGTAAAATCTAAACTTGGTAAGTTACAAGGCTTCATGATCCTTACTGGGGCCAATCTTGCCAGTGAAGCGATTGCAACGGCGGCTGGTGTGGCAAAGGATATTGCCACTAAAGCTTTTCAAGGTGCAGAGGAATACGCCCAAATAGCCAGAGAGCGCTTAAATGAAATGTCGGACATTAGCGATACGGCTGATGCTTTAGGCATCAACAGAGGGCATTACGCTGCTCTTAGTGCGGTTGGTATATCTGCTCGTCTAGATCAATCTGACATTCGAGGTATTTTGTCTGGTTTTGTCGGTGCCCTAGAACGCCCAGAAATGGCATCGTACAAAGAGGCAGCAAACCAAAACGGTATTGAGAATGCGTTTCTGGATTTTGTCGGAACAATGGCAAAGCTTAAACCGGAAGTTGCAGCCCAATACATGAATGATGTTTTCGGTGATGAAGATGCATTGCTGGCCTCAAGATTCATGAAACCTTTCAAAGCATTACTCGCTGAAAATAAAGACCTCACTTTTCAGAACATCATGGACACAATGCTTGGCTCAAAAGTAAGGACAGAGGAACTAGACAAAGCGCTAAATCGCTCTGACAAATCATCAAGCATTTTGGCAATCGGTGACGCTAAGGCTTTTGAAAAGAAAATCATAGACGGTGTGACGCAAGGCCAAGCCCAAGCGGTGGTTTCTTCCGAGGCTTCCGAGGCTAAACGCATTCAAGCAAACTTGGATGTTTTGGATCTCAAAGTAAAAGGCAAGATCATTGCCGACGAAGCAGAAATAGCCGCTGTTAAAGTAGAAAACTCTTTTGTCAAAAGCACCATATCTTACGCTAGCGAGTTAGCCAAGCGAGGCAGCGATCTAATCAAAGCTGGACAGCAGCCAATCAATAGCATGGAAACTTGGGAGGCGTTTTTCGACAAACTCATTCAGTTTGGTACCTATACGCCAATTGAGGCTGCAACAGGTAAAACCCCAATGCAAATGTTTGGTGATTACGTTGAAAAACGTGGGGGCGAGATTAACCAAATGATGGTTGATATTGCTGAGAAAGAGTCACGTAACAACAAAACCAGAACAGACGTAGGACCGTTGAAATGATTTCAGAGAAAGCACCTCCGCTGTTCCTCATTTATCTCGATGATACGTTGTCGAGCGAAGAGCAAAAGGAACTACTTGAACTAGACGCCAAGGCTGATTTAACGAAAGACGATCAGGCGCGCATTAAGGTTCTGACCGAAGAATATCAAGACTTGCGAAAAACTACGCCAATTCCCATTCCAATAATTGGAGATTTAATCGGGATGATACCGGACGGATACAAACAGTCCGTCGTTAAAAGTATCGACGTTGCTGGTGGTACGCCAGTGTTAAAGGGGAACATCAACACTTCGACTATAACGCTCCGAAGCAGTAGTAGTGACTTTATAAACGCCATGATTGGTTTAGCTAGTTGGCTTTTCCAAAAGCAAGATTCGTTACCGCGAGTTTCCTTTTTCAGTCCAGAATGGTGA